AGCCTTTCTAACACTGTTAGTCCCTTATTTTTAGATTTAACTAATGCATCATTTTTTTCTTTTATTCTTTTTCTATAAACATTAAAACGATTTATATAGTTTGTGTATTCTATTTCTGCTTGATTAATTAATTCTTGTAGCTCTGGTCTATCACTAGTCATATTATTTGCACCTAACCAAGTTCTAAAATTAGATATATCTTTTTGTTGCGCACCATCTTCTCCTGGTATTACATATTTAAAGTTTTGTTTTTTTGCAGACTCTTGTAAAAACTTACTTTGCTTTTCAAACATTTTTTGTCCTATAGATTTTTCTATTAAATATGATATACCTTTTGTAGCTGTATTATCCATTTTTCTAAACTGATTAGCTAGATCTACTAAGTCTTTAATAGTATACGAACTTAAAGGTTTTCTTGATAAAGTGTTTTCAAACTTTTTTACTATATTAAAATCATTAAGATATGTAGAATATCTAGTTTTAAGTATTTGATACGTTCTTGATTTTTTATCAATTACTTCACTTCTTATACCTTTATCAGCTAGCCACTGATTAAAAGTAAACTCTTTGTCCATATCGCCTAAATAATCTTTATTGAATGATGTGTTAGGGCCTACATATTTTTTTGCCTTTCTTTTTGGTCCTTTAAAAGCATCTTCTTCTAAAACTATAAACCTATCGTTTTCTGAACTCTTTTGTATTTCTTCTAATACTGAATATTTATCTTTTGGATTAACCACCATTTGTTCAGCT